CTGTCATCATCAATCTAGAGATTACGCCGAGCATGACGATTTAACTGAGCTAGTTGGTTTAGAAAAAGAAGAGCACTGTCAAGTGCGTTGTCCTAAATGTAAAAGCTGGTACTACTGGGAGCAAGATGCCAGTTCAAAGTAGAGACAAAGATTCAATATTATATAATCATTACCTCTGGTGTCTCGGCGAAGGCCGGGACACTTCTTGGTTTTTTCAAACCGAAGCTACAAGCGACAAGCTGCAAGCTACAAGCGACAAGCTGCATGCGATTAACTCAGAACGATTCGTGGACAACGCCAAGCGTCAAGCGTCAAGCGGAACGTTAAGCAACAAGCGTTGAACGTGTTCCCAATTATTGTTTGTGAGGGAAGGTGTTTCTCTGTGATCTAACAGTAAACCGTGGATCGATTTACTCTCATAAAGTTTTATGACTCCAAGAGCGGTGTCTTGGAGCAGGATGAAATTACGTTTTGTCTTGGTCATGTGAAATAGTTTTTGGTGAGGTGAAAAAGATACTTTGTGAGTCTTCGTAACCTTTAGCTCACACATAAAAAATCCGCATGAATCTTCGTATCCAAGCAAATCAGGTACACCAAAAGATGCCCAAGATTCTAGTCTAGTCCAATCTATTTTTGGGGTATTCTGGCGGAGTAAACGCCATAGTTTTGTCTCTGCTTTCATCGTACACCTTGTTGTAAACTTGTTTTACAATTAGGCTAGTTCCATCTGGAACAGGGCTCTCTGTAGATGCACCAAGTAATCCTAATATCATTAATAAAGTTTTCATCAATTTGACTTGTACGTTAGATTACGATATAAGTCAATATAACAAATAACAATAGATAAATAGGCTAGGCAACTTAAGCAAGTCCTAGCCAAAAAATTATGGGACTTCCAAAGCAATTAACAGAACGACAGATCAAGTTTGCAGAATTACTGGTCTATAATGAAGGTAGAAAGAGTGCAGCTGAAGCAGCTTATGAGGCTGGTTACAAGACAAGGCCTAGACAAGCAGCATCAGAACTCAGGAATCCTAGAGTATCTCCCCTTGTAGTAAAATACATTGGTGAGTTAAGAGCAGAAGTGCAAGAGAAGTTTGGTATTGATCTTGGTAGACACCTTGGTGAACTTGCAAAGTTAAGAGA